GTGTGGGAGTCCGTATTTACTTCAATCACCCGTCGGACCAGTTCTCGCGGGAATTCACATGATTGGAGGTTCTACGAAGTCTGCATTTTGCCAGATTGTCACCAAGGAAGACTATGCGCGAGCACTTGAGGCCTTGAAGACGGTGGAAATTGTTCCTTCGGACATTGATCTTCGTGACGCCAATGGCGTCGTGCAAGAATTGACAAAACTCCACCACAAAAGCACTTTCAACTACATTGAACATGGGGTTGCGAGTGTCTATGGTCGCTTGCCTGGCGTTAGGGTAGGGGGGAAATCGAAAGTCTCCCCGACTCCACTGTGCAGTGAGCTGGTGGCTGAGGGGTGGAAAGAAACCGTTGGGGCACCCGTCATGCGCGGGTATGAGCCTTGGCGGCTAGCCCATCTTCCGATTGTGCAACAGGAATTTGTCGCAGACCAGAGCGTTATCGACAAGTGCGTTGAAGCGTTCGCAGCTGACATTTTAGCGGGTTTGAGCTCTAAGGATTTGGCCGAACTGATCGTGCTCGACAATGAGTCGACAGTGAATGGACTGCCTGGAGTGAAGTTCATCGATAAGATGAAGCGTAACACATCCGCTGGTTTCCCATGGCGGTGTCGCAAAGACAAACACATGGACTTTCTGGGTCAACATGACATTTGGGAGGACTATGCTGAATTGACGCCTGAGATCATGGAGCGCGTTGAGGAGATGCACGACAAACTGCGGAATGGAGAGCGGGCTATGCCGATCTACATTGAGCATCTCAAGGATGAGCCTCGCTCGCTGAAGAAGATTGCCGAAAAGAACACACGAGTGTTTTCTGGCTGCCCAGTGACCTTTGGTTTTCTCATGCGGAAGTACCTACTCACAACCGTCCGCGTTATTCAGAACAATAGGTATCTGTTTGAGTGCGCCCCTGGCACTAACGCCACTTCTTTGGAGTGGGATGAGATGTACCACTACCTCACCAAGTTTGGTGTCGACCGCTTGATTGCAGGAGATTTCCGTCACTTTGACAAAAAGATGGGAGCCCAGTGGATTCTTGCCGCCTTTGACGTCATCTTGCGCATTCTTGAGGCGGCTGGTTGGCATACAGGTTCACAAACTGTTGTCCGTACTATGGCGCATGACGTTGCTTTTCCAGTGATGGACGCGAATGGCGACCTGGTGATGTACTGGGGATCCAATCCTTCAGGCATCCCGATCACCGTGATTCTCAACAGTTTCGTGAACGCACTCTACATGCGGTACGCCTGGTACATGTCTGGGCACGATCTATCCACGTTCAAGGTGCACGTCGCCCTGATGACGTACGGTGACGACAATGCTATTGGAGTGAGCAGCCACACGACTGGTTTTGATCATACCGTGATTGTTCGTGAGATGGCAAAGATCGGTGTGGGCTATACTATGGCAGACAAAGGAGCTGCTTCAGTCCCCTTCATCAACATGACGGATATCACCTTCCTGAAAAGGCGGTGGATCTATATGCCAGAAGTGGGATCTCATGTGGCTCAGTTGGAGCGTGAGTCGATTCAGAAAAGTCTGATGTTTCACATTCCATCCAAGTCCATCTGTGTTCCCGCTCAAATGGTGGCTGCCATGGGGACTGCCCTCCGGGAGATGTTCTTTTACGGTCGTGAAGAGTACGATCAGTTCAAACTCTTGATGCAGAGGCTAATCCGCCAGCAACGGTGGGAAGCATATGCGCCGGAGTCGTGGATGACATTTGACGGCATGGTGGCCGCTTACCTTGAAGACAACAAGTGCTTCACGGTGAGTGGACGCTGTGATGTCTGTGTCTCGTGCCACTAAGTGGCACATTGGGGCCTGACCTGAAAGGTCCCCTGTTTACAGAAAACCAAAATTTAGGCGTAATGCACTAGTTACTACTTTCACCGATCGCCAAAAGTAGGTGTTAGTGAGGAGTGCAGCGATTCTTACCAGGGGCGACCCCCCAAAATCTCTTTTTAGAGAAAGGACCGGTTGGAACCTAAATATGGCAAAACCCGACGCATAATGAGTGTAAAAGCGTCAAGGGCAATTCCACTTAGCAAAACACAACAACACAACACAACGAGCGATGATGATTCGAAGGTGGCGGTCAATGCCTTCGATTTTAGCTCACAAGATTGGCCAACTCTCTACGATGAAAAGGAACGTCTTCCAGCACCGGGGTACAGAGGTCTTGCAAAGGATTTCTCCCGGTTTCGGAAACGTGTCCGGCAAGGTTGGAAGCTGCAATCTTCAGAGGAGATCTTGCACAGCACTGACCACGCCGCTTCATCTACAAGTCATGCACAGAACATCACTTTTGTTGATGACCTCAAGGCACAGGATATTTCAATGGGAACGCTCGATGCTGGAGGCTACGATCAGGACAATGATGAAGTCGCTCACTTGAGTGACTATCTTTCGCGTCCGGTTCGGATCATCCAAAACTCAGCGTGGACCATTGGAACGCCATTCTCCTTTGCAAACGTGAATCCGTGGCAGCTCTACTTCAACGACGCCTACGTGAAAAACAAATTGCAGAACTTTGGTAAAATCCGGTGCAAACTTCACCTCAAGTTCATGGTCAACGGTTCCCCCTTCCACTATGGTTCGATTCGTGCTTGTTACTTCCCTCTTGTGGATAGTCGCAGCACTTATACGTCCCTGGCGGATTTGGTCCCGTTTTCCCAGACACCAGGAGTGTACCTTGAACCACAGAATATGACGACTTCGGAAATGGAGCTCCCTTTCTTGTGGCCACACAACTGGCTGGAAATCACCAAGAACAGTGACTTCGTGAGTATGGGCGTTCTGACGCTTACTGAGTATGCTACACTCGCTTCTGCGAATGGTGCTACCGGTAGTATCAGTCTGTCATGTTACGCGTGGGCCACCGACGTTGAAGTGATGGGTCCTACGTCCCTCGGGGCGCTTCAGGGTGATGAGTATGTGACGTCCCAAGGAACGATTTCAGGTCCCGCCACTGCTGTGGCGAGTGTTGCGGCGCGTCTCGCCGACGCACCCGTCATTGGTCCATTTGCGAGGGCAACAGAAGTGGGTGCGAGAGCAACTGCGAGTATAGCTCGTTTGTTTGGCTACTCAAACCCGCCAATGATTGACGACGTACATGCGTACCAGCCCAAGTCGTTTCATGCTTTCGCGAACGCAGAAACACGAATGCCGTTGGACAAGCTCTCTCTCGATCCTAAGAACGAGGTTACCATCTCTTCGAAGGTGGCTGGAGTTGATGAGCCTGATCCATTGGTGTTCAAGGAACTGCTGTGTCGGGAGTCTTACCTTGACAAGGTGACTTGGGATAGTAGCAAGACCCAGTTGACTTTGCTCTGGAGTGCGTTAGTGAACCCTCACTACTCCTACTTGGCTGGTGGGTATCATACCACACCGCCGATGACGCACTTTTCAAGCAACTTTCGACTGTGGAGAGGGAGTATTGTGTACAAGTTCCGTTTCATCAAAACCCAGTTTCACCGTGGGCGTGTGATTATTTCGTACGATCCCAACGGCGATATCACGGCAAACAATGACACGGAAACAACTACGTTCACGCGTATTGTTGACTTGAACACAGAGGATGAGGTTGAGTTCTCAGTGCCGTACAAGTCTACAGCACCCATGAGTCAAGTGCCGTCACTAGCCTCGTGGCCTGCTACGTATTCTTCTTCTACAACGCCAACCTACTCGTTCGATCCTGCCTATCATAATGGCTGCATCACGGTGCGAGTGCAGAACGTCCTCTCTGGACCGACTACGTCTCCCAGCATCACAATGCTTTGCTATGTGCGCGCAGGCGAGGATTTCATGTTAGCTGCGCCGACTACGCTCTCGTCTAGTCTGACACTGCGTGATCCAGCAATGGTCATTCAGTCTTCAGAGAAGGTGGTGAGCATAGCTCAAGCGACATCATCCGCAGATACAAATGTCGCTAGCATCACAACAGGTGAGGTAATCGCTTCAATGCGACCTCTTCTCCATCGGACGCATTACATCCTCTCTCAAGCTCTTGGTGGTGGAACCACAACCAATACCACGGGTCTGATCACCACAAACAACGTGTACACACGCGTGCCCCAGGGATGGGGGCGTGCGTGGCAGGGCAACAACGCCTACAATTACGCAACAGTCTCCGCAGCAAGCGTAGGCTACGTGTTTGGCACCAACAATCCGATTGATTGGACGTTGGACTGCTTTGTCGGCTAT